AATATCACTTAATGATATAGCGGATGAATTTGGTGGCTCTACACCACACTCACTAAGCGAATATTATGGCGTAGCATCAGGTATTCCTTCAAGCGGAACTATCAGTATAAGCCAATTTTATGGTAAAGCAAATGCGGCCTATGTTTATGCTACTGGTGGAAGTGTTTCACAAAGCGGTAATTACAGAACGCATTATTTTTATAGCAACGGTTATTTCAATATAACAAATGGTGGTAACAGTGCAGGGTCAAACACAGTTACATATTTAATCGTAGCAGGTGGCGGCGGTGGTTCTGGTATTGGCGGTGGCGGCGGTGGCGGTTACAGATATGGGTCAACAACCGTTAGCGCAGGGAATAACTATGTATATGTTGGCGGTGGTGGTGCGGGAAGAACTTCAACCTATTATTATCAGGCTGGTGGTAATGGTGGCAATAGTTCTGTTTTAGGTATTACCTCAACTGGTGGCGGTGGCGGTGCATCTACAGAGCCAAGCTACGGCGCTGGAAACGGTGGCTCTGGCGGCGGTGGTGGTTTTGATAGCTATACAGCAACATACTATAGCGGTGGTAGTGGTATATCAGGTCAAGGTAATAGCGGTGGTAGTGGGCGTAGATTAGCTGGCGGTGGTGGCGGTGGCTCAAACGGTAGCGGTCAAAATGGATTTGCAAGAGGAAACAACTTAGGCGGAAACGGCGGTAGCGCACGTTATCATTTCGGTGGTTATAGAGGTGGCGGTGGCGGTGGTACTAGTTGGACAACAAACATTGCTTCTGGTTCTGGCGGTGGCGGTAATGGTGGTGGTCTTAGTAGCCCACCTCCCTATCCTGGCTCTAGCAACACTGGAGGCGGTGGTGGTTCAGGTTGGAACGGTTCGGCAGGACGTGCTGGCGGTTCTGGTATTGTAATTCTTCAATATAGGTTTCAGTAAATGGCGCACTTTGCAAAACTTGAAAATAACATTGTTACTGACATAGTTGTGGTTGATAACAACGATATTATAGGCGCAGATGGAAACGAAAGCGAAGATGTTGGCATTGTCTTTTTAAAAGATATGTTTGGTCAAGATACTGTCTGGAAACAAACAAGTTACAACAATAATATTAGGCAAAGATATGCCTCTATTGGAGACACTTATAACGCAGATATAGATGCTTTTGTTTGCCCAAAACCTTTTGCTTCATGGACAATGAACAGCGAAAATGGAGAATGGGAGCCGCCCATAGAAAGACCACCAGATACAGAAACGCATTATCATTTATGGGATGAAGAAAATCAGCAATGGGTTCAATCAAGTTTTGTTGAGTAGAAAGAAAATTAAATGTTAGGATTTTCAGCATTAGGCACAACAGCATTAGGCGCACCTACTGCTAACGAAGCATATTCACTGCAAGTGACAAGCGGCACTTTTACGCTTTCTATGCAAGGTGCTGCAAAACTTATTACTGACGTATTTCCAAATGGAACATTTACGCTTAGTGGACAATCTGTTGGATTAAGTGCAGGGCGTCCAGCTAATTTTAACAATGGTTCCTTTACTTTAACTGGTCAGGACATAACTTTCGATCAAAACTTTGGGCTAATTATAGATAGCGTTTATAATAACGCATCATTTTCTTTAACTGGTCAAAATATAGTTTTTGATACTGGTTTTGGTATGGTAATTGATAGCGGTTCTTTCGCTCTTACTGGTCAAAGCATACCATTTAAAAAGGCAATGAATGTTGATTTAAATAATGCAACATTTACGCTTACTGGGCAAGATGCTCTCAAGGGTGTTGGTGAGGCTTTTGATCGTGGTCAATTCACATATTCTGGTCAAGATGTAACACTTTTTGTAGGTAGATTTTTAAGACCAGTAAGCGGTAAATACGATTATACATTTGAAAATTTTAAAATAAGAGGCTGGTTAAGTCCTACTTTACCACCAGCAATATGGACGGATGTAGCTTAACGTGCTACTTTTGCGTAAATAGGAGAACAAAATGGCTATTACGATAACAAAACCAACTGTTGGTGGTTCTGAGGGAACATGGGGTACGACAATTAATACCGCACTCGACACCATAGTAAATGCCGCTAACGGAACATCTGGAACATTAGCTCCAAATTTAACAACAATAACTATAAACGGTGTTTCTAGTAGTGTAACAGCCGCTGAGTTAGATTTACTTAGTAGCTTGAACACTGGTGGTAGCGTTGTTCAAAGTTTTGTTATTGAAGATGGTGACGGAACAGAAGTTTCTGTAACTGACGGAAAAGAAATTAAGTTTGTTGAGGGCGGCGGCATTGATATTAACTGGACCGACACATCAACAGGATCGGATGCAGACCCTTATGATTTAACTTTTACTCTTAATACAGATATGCGTTCTAGCAGTAATACGGATGTTTATACTGGCAATTCAAACGATTATATCCATTATGATACTGATGTAGGTATGCGTTTTTATACGGCTGGTGGCGAAGATATGAGGCTTACCGATGGCGGTGACTTGCACGTTGATGCAAATATTATTGGCTACTCTACCACTATTTCTGACCAAAGGTTGAAGGGCAATATCAATAAAATTGAAAACGCATTAGACAAAGTAATGCAGATAAATGGTTACACATTTACTTATAACCACGATGGAAAGGAGAGCGCAGGGGTCATAGCGCAAGAAGTTGAAAACATAATGCCAAGTGCAGTTCAAAGCACTAATTTAGTTTTTAATGAAGAAAATGACGTAGAGTTTAAAACCGTTCAATATGACCAACTGCATGGATTATTAATAGAAGCAATTAAAGAATTAAAAGCTGAAATTGAGGAACTGAAAAATGCCTCTACCAAGTAGCGGCCAGATAACAATAAACCAAATACACGTTGAAGCTGGTGGCGGCAGCGGTTCACAAGCAGCAATTAATGACGCCGATATTCGTTCTATGATAGGTAAGGGTTCTGGTTCACAAAATGCCTTTAACGAATATTATGGGGTTACAAATTCTGCGCCAACTGCAACATATATTGGCAGACGTTTGACAACTGGGAATGGTTTTCCAGCTGGTGCTTTAACGTTTAACTCAGGTGACAAAGTTGTTGTTGTTGCTTTAGCGTTGGCAGGGTCAGGTAATACATTTGTGAATTTTGGTTCTACGGCTATGACGCAAGCCGCAAAAGTAGATACTGTCAGCCCAAATTCAAGTATTTGGCAAGCCGCCCCAACTTCTGCAATCTACTGGCTTCAAACATCTACTGGTGGAAGCGTTTATATATCTGGCAACGGCGGCAGTGGTCGATCAGTTTTACACGCTTGGGAAATTACTGGTTTTAATAGTGCCACACCATTTTCAACAGCAACAGCGCAAAATACTGACGCATCAAGTTTTTCTAAAACTATTTCGATAGCAACAAAATATAATGGTTGTACAATAGGCTCAGGTGTTACGGAAGATACAAATCCAACTGGTTCTGTGACTGTAAGTAATTCTGATAGTTTACAACAGATAGACTTAGAAAGTGCTACCAATCACTATACTTGGAGAGATGAAGGAACATCGGAAGGAACTACAAGTTATAATTGTGACCAAAACAACCCTGCGTCTAACATTGTGTCAGGGTCAACAATTCAACAACTATCTGCCGCGCATTGGAAATAATATGCCATTAGTACCATTAGATTTAAAAGCAGGGTTTTACAGAAACGGCACAGAATTTGACGCATCGAACAGGTGGCGTGATGGAAGTCTTGTTAGGTGGCGTGATGGTTCTTTGCGGCCTATTGGTGGGTGGCAAACGTTTAAATCTGGTTTTTGTACAAACCCAATTAGAGGCGCACACGCCTGGGAGAGCCTAAACGGAACGGCTTACTTTGCGGCTGGAAGTCATAACGAACTTATAGCAATGGTAGGCTCTGGCACAACTTACGATATTACACCAACTTCTATGACAACTGGTCGTGAGGATGCAGGGCTTAATTTAGGTTTTGGCGGTGGGTTTTACGGAACAGGTTATTTTGGTACGCAAAGACCTGCCACTGGTACTTATTCAGAGGCCAGTAGTTGGTCGTTAGATAATTTTGGTGAATATTTACTTGGAGTTCATTATGACACTGGAACGCTTGTAGAATGGCAACTTGGTTCAAGTGCCGTTGCAGTGCCAGTAGCCAATGCGCCAACTAATAATCTTGGATTAGTCGTGACCGAAGAGCGATTTGTTTTTCTTTTAGGTGCTGGTGGAAACCCACGCAGAGTGGCTTTTTCAGATAAAGAAAATAATACAATTTGGACTCCAGCAGCAACTAATGAAGCTGGTGATTTTGAGTTGCAAACTACTGGTCAAATTATGCAAGGCTTAAACACTAGAGGCCAAACCTTAATAATTACTGACAGTGACGCATTTTCTGCAAGATATTTAGGCCCACCATATGTATATGGTTTTAATCGTGTTGGTACTTCGTGCGGTGCAGTTTCTAGAATGAGTGCAGTAGATACCGACATGGGTGCGTTTTGGATGGGTCAAAAAGGTTTTTTTGCTTTTGATGGAAACTCAGTAAAAGAACTGCCATGTGAAGTACATGACTACGTTTTTGACGATATAAACGTTAACCAACAATCTAAAATTTGGGGGTTTAGCAATAGTGAATTTAGTGAGGTTTGGTGGTTTTATCCGTCTGCAAATAGTTTGGAAATTGACAGATACGTTGCGCTAGACTTATTAGAAAATCATTGGCTTATTGGAAATTTATCTAGAACTGGTGGAGTTTCTAGAGGCGTATTTAGAACGCCTATAATGAGTGGCGAAAATCCTGAAAATATTACATATAATGTTACGGTTGCCGATAGTGGCGGTAATAAGTATTTTATTTCCGATCATTCTGGTGCGGCTCCTACTTTAACTCTCAAAAAGGGAAATGTGTATCGATTTGACCAGTCAGATAGTTCAAACATTAATCACCCGTTTCAGTTTTCTACAACGTCAAACGGAACTCATGGTGGTGGTTCAGCGTACAATACTAATGTCGTTTCAACAGGTTCGCCAGGAAATGCAGGTAGTTATGTAGAAATAACTGTTACAGACAGCACACCGTCAACGCTGTATTATTATTGCGGAAATCACTCAGGAATGGGTGGAACTATTAATGTCATCGAACCAGTAATGGTTTTTAACCATGAGCAAGGCTTAAACTATGATAGTGGTTCTGTTTTTTGCGAAACTGGTCCAGTATCAATCGGTAATGGTGATAATGTTATGTATGTTACATCAGTTATACCTGATGAAAAAACACAGGGTGATGTAAATATGACTTTTAAAACAAGGCTTCATCCTAACGGTTCAGAAACGACATTTGGGCCATTTGTTCCCTCAAATCCTACAGACGCTAGATTTAGTGGAAGGCAAGTACGAATGAAAGTAGAGGGAGTTAAGGCTGCAAAATGGCGTGTGGGAACTATGCGTTTAGAAACAAGGGTTGGGGGTACTAGATAATGCCAGTTACGCCGCCAGTTATAGGCACAGACATAAGGCAGTGGGGGCGTGAGCTTAATCTATTTTTAAGTAGAAATTTAGGTAAATTATTTTTTAAACAATCGGGTGATGTTCCATCTGAAAATGGTATTTTTCTTTGGGATGAGCAAAGAAACTATCCAGTGGTTTCAGCGCAAAATGTATTTAAACAAGTAGCCATGAAGCAAACCACACCTAGCTCAAGTGTTGGTGCATCTGGCGATGGGGCTGGCATGATAGCTTGGGATACGAATTATATTTATATTTGTACTGCTGCATATGATGGATCAACAGCAATTTGGAAGAGGGTAGCATTGTCTACATATTAAATGCCTAAAGATACACAAGTAAATGAATTAGAAAGATGCCGCCCTTGGATAGAGGCGGCTTTGGAGTATTCTGGCGGAACACATGAGTTCGAAGATGTAGCAAAAGGTATTATTGAGGGGCGTATGCAGTTATGGCCTAGCCCTAGGGGGTGCATTGTTACAGAAATTGTGATATATCCTAAAAAAAAGGTACTAAATGTGTTTTTAGGCGGTGGAGAGCTAGATCAGTTGTTAGATATGCACAATGATGTTACAGATTGGGCAAAGAGCTATGGATGTGAGGCTTTGACGATTACAGGTCGTTTTGGATGGAAAAAACCTTTGAAGGCGCATGGTTGGGTGCCATTGCACGCTTCATTTCAAAAGGAGATATAAGATGAGTGGTGGTAAAGGCGGAAGGTCAAACACTGAAACAACAATGCCAAAGTTTGCGGAGACTGCTTTGCAACAGGGTATTGGAATGGCTACAGATATGTCTGCATTGGGATATACACCATATTATGGTCCAGATGTTGCCGCATTTTCTCCACAACAGCAAGCGGCGTTTGAGGGAACAAATCAAATGGCAGACGCTTTTGGAATGCCTAGCGGTTCTGGTCAACAGTATATGCCACAAGCTCAAACATTTGAGGGCGGCATACAAGGTTATTCATCTGCGCCTGCCTTTGAGCAATCTGTAGATCAGCTTGCAATGCAAAGACCAGGGCAGGCAGATTACCTAGAAAGTTTTTCAATAGACCCAATGACGGGTACTCCTGGGTCCAGGGCCGGGATAAATCAACCAGTAGCATTAGAAATGCAAGGCGGAAGAAGAGGTAAGTAAAATGGGCGCGGCAGCAAATCCTAATATGAGCATGGCGGTTCCTCAAGGTGGGGCTACGCCAACTACACCTAATACATATCAAAGAGCGTCTATGGCTAATCTCGGTGCGTTACAAACCTACGCAAACCCTGGCGCAGCGGCGGCAAACATGATGAACCCATATGAAAACCAAGTGGTTCAACAAACTTTGCGTGACGTAGGGCAACAAGCCTTGAAAGCACAAAACGTATTAGGCGCACAAGCTCAGTCGGCAGGTGCTTTTGGTGGATCAAGACATGGTATAGCAGAAGCAGAAATGGCTAAAAACTATACTCAACAAATGGCAGATCAAGCCGCACGCATGAGGCAGACAGGCTATAACCAGGCTATGGGTAATGCATTTACCGCCGCACAAGGTTTGCAAGGAGCAGGACAGCAAGCATTCAATATGGGTCAAGCAATAAACCAACAGCAAATGCAACAAGGCGCAATGCAACAAGCGGCCATGCAGAGTTTAATTGATGCGGCTAAAAATCAGTATCAAGGATATACTAGGGCTCCACAAGCCGGACTTGCCGCAATGTTTGGTGGAGCAGGTCTGACTGATGCTACAAAAGGTAGCTCATCAACATTTCAACCTGGCCTAATGGATTACTTAACAACGGCAGCTTCAACTTTTTACGGAATGGGTAGATAGATGGCAGAGACAGATTTTCGTGATGTAGCAGGTCTTTTAGCGTCTGGTTTTAACTCAATGAGATTACGGCCAGACGCTGGCCTTGATGCAAGGTTACAAACTATAGGACAGCAAAGAACTGCTAATCGAGCGAAAAACAAAACAGTTGAGTATTTGCGCGGTCTTAATACCGACATGGGAAATCAACTTGCTGGTATGGTTGAAACTGGTGCTTTAACTGGGCAACAAGCTTACAATCAAATATTGACGTTGCAACGAGATCAGATAGCTTTTGAGAGAGAAAAAACAAAAGACACTGCATTAATTAGAAACGCTGTAGCGGCAGGGTTTACGCCTGGCACACCAGAATTTCAAAGATTTATAGCTAGTGGCGGAGATATTTATAACCAGGAGACTGCACTATTATCAAGCCTACCAAAACCAGATAAGGGCATGAGATATGAGTTTGTAAGAGGCGAAGGTGGCCAAATAACAGACATTAAAATGGTTCCTATAAGCGGAAGTGAAGCGGCGATTGAAGAGGAAGAGCGACAAAAAGCTCTTAGAGAAAAAGGCCAATTAGAAACGCAAAAGAGAACTGGCATAAGCATAAGTGTTAACCAGGTATTAGATGCTATAGAAAACGATAATAGCATACTTGGAACAACTGGCGTTTTAGGTAAGTTTGCCGCAGATTACACTCCGTCACAGTCTGCTAGAAACGTTAAGAATTTATTGAAATCTGTGCAGTCAAACGTTGCGTTTAACAGACTGCAAGAAATGCGTGATGCAAGTAAAACTGGTGGTGCGCTAGGTAACGTAAGTAACGTAGAACTTGGCTTATTGATGGCCGCACATGGCGCAATACAACAAGATTTAAGTCCAGAATTATTAATTGCAAACTTAAAACGAATTGATGAGATTATGGGTATGGTTGAGCAAGACCCTATTGCGATGGCATATTATTCTGAAGGAAAAGACTTAAGAGGCACAGAATTAGATAGACAGGTTAAGGCTAGAGGGAAAGGCGGTAGTAGTTCTAGTTTGAGTGATGAAGATTTGCTTAAAAAATATGGTGGTTAAGTATGGCAACGTATGAAAGATACATGAATGCCGCTAGAAACGCAGATGCCGCAGGGGATGAAGCCGCCGCCAGGCAACTTGTACAAGCGGCTATGTCTGCTAGAGCGCAAACCACACAAGAGCCAGAAGTTAAAGAAGAGGGCAGAGAGCTTTTTGGTAGCGTTGGCGAAGTTGGTGGTTCTGCGTTAGCAGGAGCGGCGAGAGGTGCATTGGGTGCGTTAGAGTTGCCAGAGATGGCTTTAAGAGGTGTTGCTAGATTAGGCCAGGAAGGTTTGCAAGCTGTCGGTCTTGCAGATGAAGATTATAACATACCTGTTCTTGATACGTTTACTGGAAGAGCTGTTGATGCCGCAACAGAAGCCGCAGGTGTAGATGAATTAATAGACTATCGAGGTGATAGTAGAGCCGCCGGACTAGCAGGTACAATCGGTGAGTTTGGAGCAGGTGGTGGTGTTATCGGCGGAATAGGTAAAGGCGCAAAAGTTTTAGCTAAAAGAGCGGGAGCGAAAAGAACAGAAAAGCTTGCAGAAGGTATGGAGAAAGCAGGTCTTACTACAAAAGGCCAAGCTTTATCTACAGTAGCGGCGACAGGTAGTGAGGTTGCAGGTCAAGCAACTGAGGGCACAAATCTTGAGCCATATGCAAGAGTTGGGGCGGCTTTATTGGCTCCTACTGTGGGTATAAAAGCTGTCAACACTGGCAACAAAACCTTAAACTTAGTTACAAAGAGAAACGAAATACCTACAGTAAAAGGTTTGGAAAAAGAAAAGAACTTGCGGTACGATCAAGTTAGAGCGGCCGGCCCAGCAATGACCGGAACTGAAGTTGCTTACATGGTTGATGACGCTGTAAACGCTGCTTTAAATAAAGGTGCTTTTTCCTTAACAGACAAAACTTTTGTTAAAGCAAGAAAGTTTTTAAGAGAATTAGAAAAGATACCTGGCGGAATTACCTTAAATCAATTTGATAAAGCCAAAAGAAAAGTGGGTAGCTTATACGGAAAAGGCGAAGGTAAAAAAGAACCTTTTTTAATTGATATGATGAAATCAATGGAAAATTCTCTTGTAAAGGCTACTGAAAACAACGCAGTTTTAAAGGGTGCTAGAGAGGCGAATAGACGTTTTTCTAAAGCAAAACTTTTAGATAAAGAAGTTAGAAAACTGCAAAACCAAAGAAAAGTATCTGGTTCTGGCGGTAATGTTACAAACTCATATCGTAGAGCAATACAAAAAATATTAGATAATCCTAAACAAATTGATTTTTTTGATGAACCAGAGATAAGAGCTATGCAGCAAATCGTAGATGGTAGAGTTGCAGATAATATCTTGCGTCTTGCAGGTAAGATGGCTCCAAGCGGTAATGGTTTGATAGCATATATGAACATAATTATGTTTAGTATGAACCCTGCTTTCTTAGGTCTTTCTGCGGCCTCTATTGGTGCAAAAGCTCTTGGTGATGCTAGGGTAAGAGCCGCAGTTAAAAAACTACAAGACACAGTAAAAGCAGGTGGTTCTCCTGATAAAATTACCAGAGATGAAGCATTAGAGCTGTTAGCCTCACAGGGTATGTTGTCACGTTTAGGACAGGAGTAATAGATGGAACTTAAAGAAAAAACCAAAGATCAAATCGAAACTATTGTTCAAAACGCTATAGCTGATGCGGTAGATTTTGTAGAAAGCGAAATATCAGAAGATCGTATTAGGTCGCAACGCTACTACGATGGTGAGGTAGATTTAGGGTTTGAGGATGGGCGAAGTAAAGTGGTCGCTACCAAGGTTCGAGATACGGTGCGTGCGATCAAACCATCATTAATGCGTGTATTTCTAAGCACTGCAAGACCAGTGGAATTTATGCCGCATGGTCCAGAAGATGTGAATATGGCAGAGCAAGCCACAGATTATGTGCATTATGAGTTTCAAAGAAGCAACGGTTACAGAGTTCTAAACGATGCTTTTCACGATGCGCTAATTAAAAAGCAAGGCATAGTAAAAGCATATTGGGAAGAGATGCCCACCGCAGAGATATATACTTACACCAACTTAGACGATGATGAATACACGTTCTTGGTGCAAGATGATGATGTAACGGTTCTTGAGCATACAGTAGAGCAGGAAATGAGCATGGATGAGCAAGGCGTTGAGGTTCAAACGCCTGTTCATTCTGCCAAAGTATCGCGTAAAGAAACGAGTGGATGCTTAAAAATAGAGAGTGTTCCGCCAGAAGAGTTCTTTGTAGATAGAAACTGTAGAACCCTAGAAGATGCTCATGTTGTAGCTCACCGCACAGAAATGCGTGCTAGTGATTTAATATTTATGGGATTTGATCCAGAAACAGTTTTTGACCTAGATAGTTTTGATGCAGGTACGGAGATGACCGAAGCAGAGCGTATTGAGCGTCAAGGCTACGAGGACGATTTTAACGAAACAAGCTCTGATCCATCTATGCGCCAGGTTACTGTAACAGAAGCATATATGCGTATGGATGTGGACGGCACAGGCGTAGCTGTGTTACACAAGTTCTTGTGCGGCGGGACAAAGTACAAACTGCTAGATTACGAACTCGCAGACGAAATACCTTTTGCAAAATTTGAAATTGATCCAGAGCCGCACACCTTTTATGGCAGAAGCATTGCAGACATTGTTATTGATGACCAGGATGCGGCAACAAGCATATTGCGTGGAATACTCGATAACGTTGCCATGACGAACAATCCTAGAGTTGGCATAGTTGATGGCGCAGTAAACATAGATGATGTGCTAAACAATGAGATTGGTGCGATTGTGCGTATGAGACAGCCCGGTGCGGTCCAGGACCTAGCTGTGCCATTTACTGCAGGACAGACGCTAGGCGCACTTACATACCTAGATCAGCTTGTAGAGGGCAAGACAGGCGTTACCAGAGCGTCTATGGGTCTAGACCCTGATGCTATGCAGTCAACAACTAAGGCGGCTGTGCAAGCCACTGTGCAAGCCGCTGCCGGACAAGTAGAGGTCATGGTGCGTAACCTAGCAGATGGTGCAAGAGATTTGTTTGGCATGATGTTAAGATTACTGCAAAAGAATATGGAAAACGGCGCAATGATGCGTATGAATGGCCGCTTCCAACCTGTCGATCCAAAAGCTTTTGACATAGATATGGACGTTAGCATCAACGTAGGGCTTGGCACTGGCAGAGAAGAGGATAAGACAAACGCTTTAGCTATGGCTTTGCAACAGCAAACTATGGTGTATCAGACATATGGCCCTATGAATGGCTTAGTATCGCTTACAAACATTCGTAACACTCTTGCAGATATATTAGCATCGAGCGGTATTAGAAACGCAGATCGTTACTTTGCACCAATTACACCGGAAATAGAGATGCAACTATTGCAGATGCAACAACAACAGCAAGCGGCGTTAGCAGGTCAAAACCAACCACAAGACCCTGCCCAGGCTATGGTTCAAGCCGAAGCTATGAAAGCACAAACAAAAGCTTCAGTTGATCTGCAAAGAGCTCAGATGGACAATCAACGCAAAATGCATGAAATGGCTATGAAAGATGATCTAGCTAGAGATCAGATGGCACAAGACCTATATGTAGATGCGGCAAAGACACTAGGCCAATACGGAAGCTCTGTAGATATTGCTAGAATAAAAGCAGAGCAAGACAAAGAGCGTATGCATAATGAAGCTATGATGAGAGTGGCGGGTATTTGACAGTAGAAACACGCATAAAATCAGAAGATGCAAAGCGGTTAAAAAACGATACCGCTTTTAGCGATTTTATAGAGGATGTTCGTAATGAGCAAATTAGGCTTTTTAGGACTAGCGGAGCTCAAGACATTGAGCAACGTGAAGAGGCGCACGCTATATTGCGTGCATTAACCAAGATCGAAGTGGAACTTGACGCCGCTATAATGGCAGAGACACTTTTAGATCGTAAACAATAAGGAGCAGCACCGTGGAAGCGACTGACCTAAATAGCGCAGTAGACAAACTTATACAGCCAGCGCAAGAAGAAACAGGCGAAACTAATCAGGTAGAAACAGAAGAACCAGTTGATGAGCCAGAGGCCGAAGAGGTTGAGGTAGAAGCAGTTGAGGAAGCTGAAGAGCTTGATGAACTAGAAGCATCTGAGGAAGATTACGAAGATGTGGATATAGAAACCGAGGACGAAGTAGAGGCTACTGAGGAAAACAATCTCATCCCCGTGAAAATTGACGGCAAAGAAGAGCATTGGACACTGGATCAGCTTAAGCAATCTGCGGCAGGCCAAGGTGCAATTAATAATCGGTTCCAGGAGATCGCCCAGACACGCAAGCAACTGGAAGATCGAGCGGCCGGTTTAGCACAGAGAGAACAACAGATCGCGCAATTATATAACCAGGCTCAAGAGGGCTTTGCGTCACCACCTAAATTGCCAGATGCAAATTTGGCAGAGAGTGACCCAGTAGCTTATATGGAGCAAAAGGCTAAATATGACGTTGATTTGCAACAGTACCAAAACCAACAATACCAAATACAACAACTTAACGAACAGCGAAAAAAGCAAGCCGATGAGGAGCATCGGGTATATCTTGCGGAGCAAGCTGAGATAATCAAAGCCAAAATTCCCGAATTAGCGGATACTAGCAAGAGCAAGGCTCACTGGGATGCGTTAATGGGAGTTGGGCGTGAGTATGGGTTTAGCGATGAAGAAATCGCTTTAACCGCAGATGCACGCTACATAGAGATGGCTAATGATGCGATGAAGTATAAGCGTATTGTGGCAAACAGGAAAAAGGCAGAAGCTAAAAGCAAGAAAGCCAAACCTGTTGTCAAGGCTGGGGCAAAGAAGGTTGCCGATCCTGCTGGTTCTGCTCGCCGAAAGCAGCAACAAAGGTTGCAAAAGAGTGGTCGTATTGAAGATGCAATCGACTTAATTATGAACCCACAAGGATAATCCTTGTAAGCCGTTGAGAAGGAAAGAGATATGGCACAACCAACCAATACATTCGACAGTTATGATGCTGTCGGGATCAGAGAGGACCTTTCTGATATTATCACAAACGTTTCTCCAGAAGAAACTCCATTTCATACAAAGTCTCGCAAGACTACTGCGAAAAACACTTTGGTAGAATGGCAAACAGCGTCTTTAAGAAGTAGTGCTACAAATGCACACATCGAAGGAGACGAGACAACTGCGGATGCAATGACTGCAACAACCCGTCTGAACAACAGAACACAGATTTTCAAAAATGCTGTGACTGTTCCAGATACGGATGAAGGTCTTGATAAAGCAGGTCGTCAACGTGAGATGGCCTACCAGGTGCTAAAGATTGCAAAAGAGCAAAAATTAGACATTGAAAAAGCGTTGTTCGACAATAACGCAAAAGTGGCGGGCAACTCAAGTACAGCTCGAGAGTTAGCAGGCGCACCAGCTTGGATGACCACAAACGTGAACTTTGTTTCTGCGTCATCTGGTGCTAACCCAACGGGTGATGGTACGGATGCACGAACAGATTCGGGTGCTCCGACAGCCTTTACTCAAACCAAATTTGACACAGTTATGCAGTCAATTTGGGAAAATGGTGGGAACCCAGACACAGTGTACTTATCTGCATTTCAAATGAATGTGGCATTGGGCTTTACTGGTAACAACAACCAGCGTTCAAACGTACAGGGCAGTGACGAAACTGTTGTTAAATCTCTTGCGGTATATGTAACGCCTTGGGGAACAATTGAGTTCATGCCAAGCCGTGAGAACCGTTCTCGTGACGTGTTCATCATGCAAGATGATATGTGGGAAGTCGCTGTGCTACGTCCAACTAAGAACGTAGAACTTGCCAAAACTGGCGATAGCAGCAAACGCCAGGTGGTAACAGAACTCACGCTCTGCGCTAAAAATGAAGCGGCAAACGGAATTATTGCTGATAACACAACTTCATAGTAAGATAAGAGGTAGGGGCAGTTTTGCCCCTACTTTAACAGGAGATTAAAATGAAAGTATTAGTTAAGGATAGAAGCATATCAACATCTAAGGGTATCGTTAAAATCGGTGATGAGGTTGATTTGCCTGATACTGAAGTAAAAAAGATTATGGTCTTAAAACCTACAGCTTTTGAAATATTAAAAGCAGAAGTTAAACCTGCTAAGAAAAGCACTGCAAAAAAAAAGCGAGCAAGAAATGAAGATGGCACGCTAAAAGCGGATGACCCCAATACACCAGAAAATGAGGCTTGGGAGGATGCCTAATCTTTCTAATAAGATTAAGGAAAAGGTTACTTTTGAAGATGACAAAATGGTTATCAAAAGCACCTTTAATGGGTCTCAAATGCTCAAAGATGCTCAGTATGCAAGAGAAGTAACTGGCAATGATTTTGGCTCTGATTATAAGCACGTTGGTAATGTCGATATGGCATTGCTTAACGTGTGGCTAAAAGAAGCAGGTGTAAAGTGGACAGATACCCAGGCTGTCAAAGATGTGTTAAAACGTAAGCTAATGAGTAATGAGTTTGCCAAACTAAGGGTTTGGGAAGGTAAATACTAAAATGGATTTGCCCAAGGTTAACATATTAACCGCTGGCACAATGATAGTAGCGATTGTCGGCACAATAAGTGGTGGCATATGGTATGCTTCTAGCCAAGCTTCTGTTATTGAGGGGCTTAGTGCAGAAGTAGAAAGGTTGACTATTGAGAATAATGCAACTGATAGAACTAATTTGATTAGGGATGTAGAAGCAAATAGCGAACAAATAGATGAGATTATAGATTACATTGTAGATGTTGAAGAGGACGGTGGCGAAACGATTGATGAGATATACGAAGAGATCGATGCGCTTCATGAGGAAACTGCTTCTATGGCTCAACATATGATGGCTATTATTAAGTTACAAGCAAGGGTCGCAGTTTTGGAAAAAACGATGCAGTTTACAAAAAATGATGGGATGTAACTATGGACCCCATAACAATCCTTGCAAGCATAAAAACAGGGCTTGCTGCTGGTAAAACTGTTGCAGGGCTAAGTAAGCAGATTGGGCAATTCTTTGACGCAACTGACCAAGCAAAGAAAACTCTACAAAAAAAGGGTGTATCAAGCAAAAGTGCAAATGCTACGGCGTTGGATCGTTGGGCTAAAATACGCCAAGCAGCAGAAGCAGAAGAAGAACTCAAAGAGTGGATCACTCAAACGTATGGCAGAAGTAAATACTTAGAGTTACTCAAAATTAGGCGAGAAGTGCTTGCAGAAAAAAGAGAAGCGGAAGCCCAGGCTCGAAGGGATCAGATAGCACAGCAAGAGCTTATGATTACAATCTTTGGTATAGTTGTTTTATTGATTTTTACATTTGTTGGAGCCACAGCTTATATGCATTATATGGAGTGGATTGATGTGAGGGATTATTTTAGATGATTTATGTATTAATATTTTTACATTTTATAAACACAGACAACTTGCATTACTACCAGATAGGAACCTATTCGGACAAAGAGCAATGTCTAGCACAGGCAGAAAAAGCAAAAATACTAGTAACACACAATTCGATGAAAGTAGCTTGCCTCGAAGTCAACGCCCAACAATCATAGAAAGAGGTAAGAAGTTTGCAGCATACGATAAAAGTGGTAAGCTGCTAATATTGGGGTACGAAAGAAGAATAGTACAGGAGTATGCATATGCCCAAACAAAACTACGACCTAAACGACAACGGAAAGATTGATCCAGATGAGCGTGAGATTATGCTCGAAGATCGCCGTAGAATTATGATGGACGCAGACGCAAAGCGCGATGCACAAAGGCGCATGGCATGGTTTAGCCTTACAGGTATGCTTTTGTTTCCGTTTGGCGTAGTCTTTACAGAGTGGATGGAGCTTCCTAGAGCGTCAGAGATGTTATCGAGCATGAGCAATATATACTATGTCAGTATTGCCGCTATTGTTGCAGCATATTATGGATTTACAAACATGGGGTCTAAAGAATGATAGGACAATTATTAGGACCAGTCGCAGGTTTAGCCAGTAGTTGGCTTGATGCAAAGACTACAAAGCAAGCTGCAGAAGCAAAGCTAAAGCTTACAGAAGCCGAGGCAAAAGCAAAAATATTATTGTCAGAAAAAACAAGCGTTGCCGATTGGGAGCGCATAATGGCGGAGAACAGCAAATCGTCCTGGAAAGACGAATTTTTTGTAATTGTGCTATCAATCCCGCTTATTTTAGCCTTCATACCTGGTGCCGAGGGTATTGTAGACAGAGGATTTGAGCAGCTTCACAAGGCACCGGACTGGTATTTTTACAGTTTGGGTATTGCGATTTCAGCCTCTTTCGGTGTGAAAGGTTACAAGCAGTTTGTAAGGAAAAAATAATGAGTGATGCATTAAAAATATTACAGGCTCGATGTGGTGTAAAGGATGACGGATCGTTTGGCCCTAACACAGCTAGAGCTATCGCAAAGCATTATGAGCTATCAGATAAGCGTGGAGCGCATCTTCTGGGCCAGGCCCACCATGAGAGCGGTGGCTTTAAGCGCACCAAAGAAGGTTTGTATTACAGTACGCCAGAGAGACTAATGGCGGTTTGGCCTAGTAGATTTAAATCTGTAGAAGCTGCACAGCCTTACGTTAAGAACCCAGAAGCACTAGCAAACAACGTATATGCTAACCGCATGGGAAATGGTGACGAAGCATCAGGGGATGGTTTCAAGTATGCTGGGGCTGGTTTCATCCAACTCACAGGACGTTCTAATTACAGATCATTTGCATCTGACATGAGAATACCAGAGGTGGTAGATCATCCATCATTTGTGCAGACTGAATACGCCTTTGAAAGTGCTTTGTGGTTTTTTAGAGCCAACAAACTATTTACTATATGTGACCAGGGTGTTGACGATGAAACAATTAAGGCTGTGACCAAGCGTGTCAATGGTGGCACGCATGGTCTCAAGGATCGAGAAGAGCAAACTAAGAAGATTTACCAGTGGCTTACCACGGCCTAGCCACTGGTCTTACTATCTTAGACGCAACATCACTAACCTGGCAGTAACCTTCTGTGGCATTAATTCTGTCATAAATTGTGTTTACGCCTGTTAGCACGCTCCAACATTCATCTTCGCTTGGAAACCAAATACTGAATTGCCAATCATGTTCTATTAATGGATAAACTATTGTAAGTAATGTGTAATATTCCATTGCCTCTACTTTCTGTTATGTTATTATCTTTGCAGAGGAAGCTTTTAGTCATCGGTCTTTCATGTTCCTGCTCGAACTTAAATCTGCTTTAGGTTTCCTCACGATTACTCCCATTCCTCACAAAATAAACCACACTCAAAGTCTAAGCTTTTCATGGGGCGACCTTTTGCATGAGGTGATAGCTCGTCTAGAAATATACGTTCATTATTGACCCTAACTAACCTTGAGCCAATCTCCCTAGATTGCTTTGCTCTTTGCTCAAAAACCTCTGGATGTTCTTTTCTAACATGGTTCCAGTATGTCGGTGACGTAGCCTTTACGCACCCAATGCAGTTAGCGTTAGGATAGCCAAGCTTGTATATCTGCGGTGGCTCTATCTTGTGATGCTTGAGCATTCTGTAGCAATCCGCCTTAGTCATTCTAGCGTCAATTAATATAGGAATAACATTGTCTCTTTCTGTAAGAGTAAACCTGTCGTGCCTATCTTTTTCTTCTGAAGTAAATCCTAGAACGTGCCAGTCGGGTTTGTTTGTCTCTTCCCACAAAATCCTAGCGTTTTTCTTTAACTCGATTGTGCATGGAGCCCCAAGAGGTCCAGACATAAACTTACGTTTTGCCCAAACATCTACTGCGGAATGCGATGGAAACTTTGGGTTTTGCGCTATCTCAATCTCATGGTCTAACCAGGTCTCAACATCTTTGAGGAAACGCCTATTGTCATCATCCTCTTCTGCAACCGGATTGTTGACGATCCTAACGTCATAATCCTTGCCGTACTTCTGCAAAGTTAAATATGACGCTACCGCACTAGCCGCACCGCACGAAAACCAAACCGCTATTTTGTGCATCTCTTACCATTGTTTTTCAAAAGTCTAAATTTATTTCCTGAAGATATGCTTTTGGAAGAGCCATGCAAAGCTTTGCGATGCCTGTCTTGCTCTTCTTTAGCCATCTTTTTCCATAGCTTTGCTATCTCTTCCTCAGTCATTTTTTTACCTCAATTATCATTTTTGCTTGGGAAGATAATTCATCTACAAACCTTTTTACTTGATCATATCTCCATTCAATATCTTTTATTTTTTGTGAATATTCCTCAAATCTTTCCCAATATTCGCTATCATCTAATTCTATCGCCGCCGACTTAGCTCTTGCGGCGTCATTAGATACTTCTATATAGTGCCAACTATTCTCAGGGTCTAAATGAGATTTAATAGCTTTAGTTACACTATCTATGTCATCTTTAGTCATCATCATATATTTACTCCCTTTTGTCTCAACTGTGATGTAAACGTTTTTAATTCTTGCCTAGCTCTAAATAGGTCTTGTTTGACGTTTGGATGAGCATCCAACCTAAATTCCTCTTCTTGTAGTCTATCTACGCACTGGCGCAGATGGGTCAGTATCGCTCGATCCGCTGGTGTTATTTCCAACATGGTTACACTCCGCACATGGTTTCTTTTCTACTTGGACGTACCCAACGCCTGGTAAAAAAAAGATTGGATACGTTACTTCCACCTCAATATATTTTTTATTATTACATTTTTTGCAGTTCATATCTATTACTCTAAAACGGTGGCTCTTCGCCTTCGTATGATGGCGTCCATACTAGACGGACGCCATGCATTTCTAATATAAAATCAACTAGGTTGTGAGACCACATTTGTGTACTTGTCCATAAGGTCTATGCCCCTACAAACTTCTTCTGCAATCCCTCTTAAACTAGGATGATTTTCTTCAATAAAGGCTCTTAGAGCCTCCGCATTACTCGAAGCACTGTAGTATGCTTTAGAATGCTTTTCTAAGGTTGTCATAGTATTACTCCCATTGTTACTTGACATTATTAAAGTATTAATTAAGATGTACAAAGTCAAATATTTTTTTTAGGAGACTAAAATGGAAGAGCAAGTAATACAAAGAACTGTGCATTTGCGTGCTAGTGTTGATGAGGCGGCAAAAGATCAAGCCAAGAGCAAACGTTGCTCTAAAAGTGTGTACATCGAGGAAGCAGTAATTATGCGATTGCAGTCCGAAGGTGTATTGACTGATGGTAAACAGTCGCAATAAGGGAGCGGGTTTTGAGCGAGAGGTTTGTAGAGCGTTGGAACTAGATTTAGGCATAAAAGCAAAACGCGATATAGAACAATATCGAGCCGCAGACCACGGCGACATTATCGTTGATGACGATAAATGGAGCTATGTAATTGAGTGCAAACGATACGCAGGTAAGGGTCATACATATAAAACAGAATGGTGGGAGCAGGTCGAAAAATCTGCCAGGCACGCCAGTAAAGAGCCTGTTTTAATTTACAAATTTGACCGTCAACCAATCACAGTCGTAATGCGCTTGGCGTATGTCATGAAAGATAATGCTTTACATGAAGAAAAAATTAGAATGTCATGGGATGCATTCACATACATTGTAAGGGAGAATATGTGATGGGTAAATGGGAGACTAGCATTGATTACGAAATGTCTGACGATGTTTATCACGATAAGAAAAAACATCCGCACATCTCGAGCAGTGACGTTAAAACAGTCTACGGCAAGTCTTTGCTACACTGGGTAGGCCAAGAATACAAAGAAAGTTCAACCCTAGAAAAAGGGAAGGCTGTTCATGCTATTTTTGAGGCAAAAAGTAAAGGCGGCAAATCTTCTATAGTACGTGGCCCATCAGATAGGCGCGGCAATAAATGGAAAGAAGCCAAGCAACAGGCAGAGCAGCAAGGCAAAATATTATTAACAGAGCGAGACTATGACGAAGCTTTAGAAATAGTAGAAAGCGCATTATTTAACTCAGACTTTTTACGAAGCAAAGTAAGCGCAAAGAACTTTATATCTGAGGTAAGCATCTTTACTCGATGCACAAAGACTGGAATGCTTATTAAGTGCAGACCGGATGGTCTTTTGGTTCCAAAAAGCAACAAAGGCAAAGGCGAAATAATTGACATAAAAACTACTCAAGATGCTTCGCCAGAAGGTTTTCAACGAGAGATACGCAAGTATAACTATGATTTGCAGGTAGCCTTTTACTTGCACACCATGCGCTGTGCTAACTTGCCATGCTCAGAGATGTATTTAGTGGCAATAGAAAAAACGCCACCCTATGCGGTGGGCGTTCATGTGCTTTCAGAAATATATATAAAGCACGCAGAAAAAAGAATGTTCCAAACCCTAGAATGTATGAAGCACGCAGAAGAGCATCAAAACTTTCGTACGGGTTGGCCAGAAGTCAACCAAGTGCATCTTCCACACTGGATGGAAGATGAGGTTGAAGATCAAGCATTTTAACAAAAAGGAGACAATGATGAGAATGCTCAATACTAATGAACTTGTGTTTGAAAATGTAACCGCACAGTTTCCAAGACTAAACAGAACCTACAAGTTTGACACAAGTGAAAACAAAACTGTGCCTTGCGATCCGCTCGATGATGGTGCGGCATACACGCTTGAGTTTATTATGAACAATGATGATGCCCAGGCATATCTCAATCAAATTAAAAAGGTCTACAAAGAAGCAGCGAAAGCAGACACAAAAAGAAAGTGGAAGCCAGAGCCAACTTATGAGCCTTATAAAGAAGTTGACGGTGTGCCAACTGGTAAAAGCAAAAAGAAGGGCGCATATAACGGTGAAAAAACCAAAGCACCTGTGCAAAAAGATGCAGACAAAAACAAATTACCAGAAGATTTTGAGCTTACCACTGGTAGCAAGTGCAATGTCTGGGGCAAACTCTTTGCCTACAATACTGGCGCAGTTAGTGGTGTAGGGTTTAGATTAATGGGGGTCCAGGTCCTAGAACTTGCAGAGCGTTCAGATGGTGGAGACCCATTTGAGCAAACTAAAGGTTTCAAGGCAGAAGATGCGCCAGAAAAAAAGAAGGAAGAAAACGTTAAATCTAGCGACCAGGAAACTACTGAGAACCTAGATTTTGATGACGAAATTCCTTTTTAATGTTTCGTCACGTTGACTTATGCTCTGGAATAGGCGGCTTCGCTCTTGGCTTTGAATGGGCAGAACTTAGCCGCCCCGTTCTATTCTGTGATATAGAAGAATGGAGTAGAAAAATTTTAAGAAAGCATTGGCCGGATGTGCCTATTGCAGAAGATGTTAAGGTATTAGCCAATGACCCAGATGAACTTATTCCAGACTGCGAAATCCTCACCGCAGGATACCCATGCCAACCCTTTAGTGTCGCCGGGCCTAGAAGAGGAACAGAGGACGACCGACATATCTGGCCAGAAATATTTTCCATTATTAAAGCAAAACGACCAACTTGGACAGTTTTCGAAAACGTTTATGGCCACGTCACTCTGGGTCTCGATGAAGTGCTTTCTGATTTGGAAGGGCAAGGCTACGCCACAAGGCCGTTTATTGTTCCAGCTATTGCCGTTGACGCACCCCACCGACGGGATCGAGTTTGGATCATCGGAAGAAATATGGGCAACACCAAACACGATGGATCATCTGCCGCAAAGATCAGAGGAAGCTCTCAAGAAGCAAGCCACAACAGCACGCAAGGGCAGAAAGAAGCCAGCGAACCTCAGAGAGCAAGTAAATCCAGACACAGTGAAAGCTTGGAAGCAAGCCCAGGAGCCGACAACATGGCCAACGCCGATAGCGTCAACTGGCGGCCCTTACAAGAACCACAAGGGAGACAAGAAGAAAGTTCCATCGAGCGGCAATCCACTAGCGACAGCCGTAGCGATGTGGCCAACGCCCAGAGCCAGGGATTGGAAAATGTCGGGCGATGTAGTGAACTGGAAGGAAAGCAACATTGGCGACACTTGCCTAAGAAGGGCAGTAGCGGAAACGGACGAAGCGTCTGGCTCCCTGAACCCCCAGTGGGTCGAGTGGTTAATGGGCTACCCGGTAGGGTGGACAGACTTAGAGGATTAGGTAATGCAATCGTACCGCAAATCGCACAGATGATCGGAGAAACAATAAAAAAAACCCCAGTATAAAACTGGGGCTTAGTTTAAGCAAATAAATTATGACAATGAATACCCAAAACAGAGGTAAGGATATAAGGCAATGGTAGTTCAAAATATAGATAAAGGCAAGTATCCACCCGCAACATATAGCATATACGCACCACAGATTGTGTCAGCTCTCAACCTAAAACGATTTGGCAATGAATATAAAGGGTCTTGCCCTAACTGTGGCGGCACAGATAGGTTCTGGATTACGGATTACCAGGGCGAAGTTAAGGTTAATTGTAGAAAATGCGGAGATTGGAAAGCCATAATCGAGGCATTGAGAGGACTAAACGTGTATCCAACAAAGGAAGAAACAGTGGTTAACTTTCCAGAAACAGAGGAAGTTCACCCTTATTTAACGCGAAAAAGAATAAAACAACATAATGCAGAAGTTGATGAGGGTGACTTAAAAATACAAATCATAAATAGCAAAGGGCAAATACAAGGCACGCAGTTTATAGATGAGAATGGCAAAAAGAAATTTAATCATGGTTTGCAATACAAAGGTTGTTTTTCAGTAGTAAACGGGCCAATCACCGACTTTGCCTACATTAGCGAAGGTTGGGCTACCGCTTGCAGCGTAACGGAAGCCACCGGAAAACCATGCGTTTTTGCGCTAAATGCCAGTAATATTACAAATGTTGTCGAAGAGCTCAAAGCAGTCAAACCAAACGCAAAGCTTATCATTGCCGGAGATAATGATGAGGCAGGCATAAAAGCGTGCGAAAAAGCGTTCTCAGATCATGGCGTGGAAAGCATCATGCCGCATGGCGAAGGTCTCGATTGGAATGACGTTTGGATCGCTAGGGGTGCAGAGTACACAAGAAAAGCATTAGAGCCCAAAAATGTTTTAGATGAGGTTATATTTCCAGACCAGGCTGTCGCACAGATAGCGAAAACATACCTAGTCAAAGGTTGGCTTACCGAAAACACAATCAGTGCTATATTCGGCCCGTCAAACGTTGGTAAGTCGTTCTTTGCCCTAGACCTATCGTGGCACATAGCCGCAAACGAAATGTGGCTCAATAGTCGAGTACAAGGCGGATCAGTAGTTTACCTGGCAACAGAGGGCGGTAATTCATTCCAAAACCGCCTAGTCGCGCTTAGACAACAATACCAGGATCATACAGATGTAAAGCTTGCCATCAGACCTAGCCCTATCAATTTGTTTAACGCAGAAGAGGACATTGAAAAGGTCGAAGCCATAATAAGAGAAATAAGTAAGTCGCATGGACAATGCAAAATGCTTGTCATCGACACGCTATCCAGAGCCACACAGGGTCAAATGGATGAGAACTCGAACTCAGAAGCGGCAAAATTTATCATGCAGCTAGACGGAATAAGAGAAAGAACTGGCGTTCACATTATGCTTATCGCGCATTCCGGCAAGGATACTAGCAAAGGATTGCGTGGTGCATCGAGCATTCGAGCCGCAATAGACACAGAAATCGAACTGTCATTTGACGAAGATACACGCATCAGAACCGCAGTAGCCACAAAGCAAAGAGATATGGAAACTGGCGAAATGCTTAACTTTATCCTAGAGGTGGTTCACCTGGGCGAAGATGAGGATGGCGATCCGGTCACAACTTGTGTCATTCGAGAAGCCACAGATGACGAAATAAATGAGGTAGCGAAACCACGGATCAAAGGCAAAAACCAAAAATTATTTAAGCAAGTATTCACGCAGCTAAGAGGTGAAGGTATAGGCGCACCCAACCCTAGCGGAGCCGGATGGCCAGACAATGCAAAGTTCTGGTGTATTAGCGAAGATACTCTGCAAGAACATTTCATCGGTAAACTTGTCGGCGTTAAAAAACCACAACAAACATATAAACAAACATTCGATGCAATGTTTGAAAATGGTCATATTTCGGTCAATGAGGGCAAAATATGGTTCTGTGGCAGTGATGGCAAAACATCCGACAAAGAGAAAAGCGAACCGTTTTAGCGTATGTATATAAATCAATGGGTTATGGGTGGTAAATCGGTCAATTCGGTCGTAAATCGGTCAAGAATAAGGAAATGCGAATACACGACCGAAAAACCGAAAACGTATAGTAATACGTTTCGGTTCGGTTTCGGTTAGGTAAGGTTTAAGGTTGTGTTAAATCCTGGTCATCAGTTGCAGTTAAAAAAATTAAAACAAAAGGTTCTCGAGGTGTTTCCAGGCGCAACGTTCAAACTGCTGCCCAGGCAAAACCGGGCCTGGACCAGTCCTAGCGAAAATAGTCCTAGCGAAAATACTCCTGGCACAAATACTAGCGAAAATAGTCCTAGCGAAAATACCAGGGAAGATAGTCCTAGCGAAAATACTCATCACGCCAGTATTCAAGAATTAGAAAGAAAATTAGCGACGATAAAAACGATTGATGAGCTCAAAGGATTTGCTAATCGAAGATCAATATTTAAATTAGATGTTCCCAAGTGGAGCGAAAACGAAAAAAGGGCGATACAATGGCGCAAAATAGAAATAGAGAAAAGCACGCGATAAGGTGGAGCGTTTACGATGACGGCTTGAGGCTTTGGATAGACGGTGAACACATTGGAACAATCCCAACAGATGAGCTTTTGCATTTGTCATACCAAGCCCTTGATCTCTTGCGCTTCACCTACGGAGTTGGGGCAGCCGAACAAAAAAAAGCCCACGATTAAACGTGGGCTAGGTGGGCAGTTACGCCTAGAGGAAAATTATTCTATTGTGAAAACATTATATTCATAACAAAGCAAATTCCAAAAATCTTCCTCCGAAATTCTTTCTAAGCTAGAATTTTCTTGTTCCCCCTTTTCATTTAAATCGTAACAGTAAATAAAAATTTCTATTTCTTTGGTTGTTATTTTGTGAATATCACCGATTGGTAAGCGATCCCAAAAATGTTTATGGTCTGGGTCATCTCTCTTGGTGGTTGGCGTCCACTCTATAGTTCGACCCTCTAAAACTTTTAACACCTTTACAAATTCCCAACCCCAATAGTTTTGGTCGCTTTCTTTATCTCTTATTTTTAAAATTACATTGTCAATCATTGCTTATTCTCCTTCTACTTTTAAAAACTGGCGCAAAATTCCGTCTAGTTGATCGGTGATTGAGTTGAACTGGTCTTGCGCCCTCTCTGTTAAAACTATGTTCTCTGGATCATCCACGTTCCAGATATGCTCACCTAGGTAAGCGTCCTCAAGCCAAGCCTCTCCGATGGTGCTATAAAGTTCCACAAAATCTGATTGTGAAATTGTTGGTTTATTTGCCATTGTCATCTCCTTAAACATCATTTTCATCATACCAACAAAGACCATAACCTAAAAAATAAAGCCCATCTTTGTTTGGTTCTTGGTTTAGATAATCAAGCCAAAATTCCTCTTCATCCCAATCTGGATTAAAAACTTTTGGCACATTGTCATCCATTATTTTATCAAATACTTCCTTAGTAACATATGGATTTAACCAACCATTCCAACGTTTACCTAAAGGATTATAGAAGCCCTCATAAATAGGATCGTTCTCATTATCAAAAAATCCAAATCTAACTTTTACATAATTTGTCATTGTCATTTTCCCTCTGTTGTCATGCCTCTGATTAAGCATGGGATGGGAGCGGCTAAACCGCTCCACACCGATACTTAAGCAAATAGTACGATTGCAAATAGCATAGCGATTGCAACCGCACTTAAAATGGTTTCACTAATCATTTTTATTTATTCCCTTTTAATAAAGCATGAATAAGTTTAGCTTCTTTTTTGCTAATGGGTTTAGTTGATGTTGCTATTGCTTTATCAACTGCGTTTTTATCGTAATTCGTCATCTTTTTTCACCTCATATCTTACATATTGTATTAAGTTTCCCAATTCGCCTTGAGCAATGCGTATTCTTAACATTGTCTTTTCAAGATACGTTTCTGCATCTCTCAACTCTTTGAGAGTTCGTTCGATGCGGTCAAACGTTTCGTAAACTTCTTGACCGTTCATTCTAAACATCTCCCATTCTGGTTATTGTTATTCGATCAGTAACGCCGACACTATCCATTGATTGACCAATCAAAAGCCCTTCAATGTCATCCACCGATAAGTCGTAGGCTTCAAGGTTCCATTCTTCGCCCATAAAATCTTTAAGCGTAAAAAACTCTGGTTGGATTTCCTCTGGATAGCCTTCTTTCCATTCGACCATATAGACACAACTTTTTACCAAGCTTTTGACAAAGTGGATTGCGTCCTTATAGGTCTCAAAGTTTTTAGAAACTTGCCTTGTGTCGTAGCAACCGTATTCGCTACGTTCAACAAAATACCTTAAATAAGGTTTGTCATCTTTTTTGTCATAGTGTAAATCGCTTAACTTATGATCTTTGAAGTCAATCCAAAATCGGATGGCCTCATCTTCATTGTCTAATGGTTTGCAGAGATGAGGCATGGCTTCATTATGCCAACATTGATCCTCAAAGCCATAAAGAGACAAATCTAGTTTGGCTTTGTAGTAAGTTTCTAAATCATCATAGTTTGGAAACTCAGTCTCAACACCACCACCCCAAATAATGCGATAATCATCGAAACCAACTTCGCCTTTGATCCATTCGAAAAGGTGGTTCTCTAACTCTTCCAAACTGTCGCTTGTAATCTCTGAGCGTTCAATCAAAAGACTATATTGTTTCCCACCCATTCCGCTATAGGCTTGCGCCTTTAACCATTTATCATCATTTTTTTGGATGTGATAAAAATTGTGGTAGTCATCATCTCTGGATGGTTTTTTGTCACCTAAAGACAAGTAAACAAATCCGTTCCAATCTTGGTCATTATAAGGATCGTTTAACGTGGCAAATATTCTCTTATAGAATTTAAACATTTTGGTTCCCTTCCTTTGATAAAAAATGCTTTGTGATTGTAGGCCAATCTATTTTTTCGGCCTCCGTTTCTCCTAACTCTTCGATGAATAATTCTTGAGCTAGATTTTGGAAGCTCTCTGGAGCTTCGCAAGCGTAATAGTCAAACTCTTCTACAAAAGCATCTATTGCACATCTGGTCTCAAGATTGACTAGCGAAAAATCTCCTAGCGAAGATACTCTGACTTCAAATTTTTGCGCCAGTTGACCGAATTTATAGCAAGCCGTCACATCTTTTCGCGGTTTGTCGATCTCATAAAACGGATTAAAGACCGATCCTTGAGCATCTTCTATTTCTTCCTTTGTGTCGGCTATCAAATGCTCGATTTGTTCGGCTGCATAACCAATCGACCGACATTCCGAATGTAATTCAAAGATGTGTTGTTGGTTTAGATAAACTCTCACTCTCAGAACGTTTGCGTATTCGTCACGCCATGCGATTTGATCGTTAGAGACTATCTCAAGGTTTAAGCCATGAGACTTAAAGACCTTCTGTAGTTCTTCTATATTCATTGTCATTTTTTCCTCTGTTGTTTTCATGCCTTAACTAAGCATGGGATGAGAGCGGATATAACCGCTCTGCACCGATGCTTAACCTCCAAAGATTTCAAATGTGATACCGTCATAATATTTGACGGTTTGTCCGTTTGGTAAGTTTACGAACCATTCGAAGTTGTCTTGGTAAACATCAAAGCGCAAACCAAATTGATTAGAGGCTTGGTTCATTTTGCGCTTGGTTGTGACAGTTTCCCAACCATCTGAGTTGAGTGTTACCTTGCCATCCTTCCACGTCACAATGTCGGTATTCACATATCGCACACCGCCAAAATTATCATTGTTAAACCAAGTTGTTCTGTAGTTGCTTAATCTATCATTTCTAGCCATTGTCTAAATTTCCTTTTGTTACACATTATAATATAACCCTTCTACAACGTTTTTATAGAGTTATGCAAGAATATAATTAAAAGGAAAAAACCGACACGAAAAACACAAAAGCGCAAGTCGCGCACGCGCACGCGCGAATAATAAAAAGCGTTAAATTTTGCAAGGTTTTTGTCGCTTTTGTTATACTTTGGTAAAACTGGAGATTTTGCTTAAAAATAACAGTTTAAAAACAGACACTTAGCAAATCATTTAACATAATGTATCTTATGCGAAAAACATTTTTGACTTGATTTTGACTGGATTTTTTTTGTGCGACCCCCCCCCACTAAACTTATTCTACCTACTATTATTATAATACATTCCCACACACTGAAATATGTGCTACAGTTCTGCTAGGGGTCACTTTCCTGTTTTTTGGTATTACTCCCTTACACTATAAAACAATCCTCCCAGTGACCCCCCCACCCCCCTATATTGCTTTTGCAGAATATCATGCTAAAATTGTGAAAAAAATGAGGTACGAGCATGGCGGGCAAACCACTGGCAAAGAAGAGAAGAGCCGAGATAGAGCGTAGGGGTGGCGGTGAATATCTGCGTGAGTGGATATTGTCTGGCAAGTCCATACGCAACCTTGCGGCTGACATGGATATGTCTCAAGGTGCGCTTCGGAATATCATATTGAAGAACCCTGAGTTATCGAGTGCTGTTGACAATGCAAGGCGAGATGCGGCGGATGCACATTTTGAGGAAGGGTTTGAGGCTATATCTGAGGTTGGTGAGCGTAGGCAGCGTGAGATTGTGGAAGCCTTGAATGGGGATCGAGACATTAGTGAGGCAAATGTTAGCCAGGTTGATTTAGGCTTGCTTAAGCAGAGAGTTGGTCAGCACAATTTGGCGGCGCAAGCCTGGAACCAGGAGCGGTATGGTGGTAGGGCAAATCAGCAAATCAACATTAGTATTGGTGACTTGCACTTAGATGCGCTGCGCAAGATGAAGGTTGTTGAGCATGAATGATCTTTCGCAGAACGCGATGTTGGAGTTTACTCAACGTTACTCCAAAAAGCCATCATTGTTTGTGCGTGAGGTGTTAGGTGTTGAGCCCCTTGATTACCAGGCGGAGTTTCTCGACGCGATTGCGTCTGGTGAAAG